CTCTGGGGTGCAGCGGAATACTGCTATATACATTCAGGCCATCTGCATCACGAGCGGATTCTGGAGGACGCTGGGTGTACGGTGGAGCAGCATCCCACGCTCAGCGCACGCGACCATTACGCAACGACTCACGGCTACGTCAGCAACCGGGGAGCCAAGATGATCACATACGATTGTGAGGATGGTGAGGTCCATCGAGTGACAGTGAGACCCAGGTTATGATTATTGCGGCACCGATAAATGATGAGCGCGTGATATTTATCGCAGCAAACACCATCCAGGCGGTGATTCCTGATCCGTCGTTTCCTGATGAGCGATGCCTGGTTATCTGCCAGGCGTTTCCTCAAGGTGTTTCGATCCAGCAGCACGCCACCGAGTTTGGGATGGAGTGGCTGGTCGTTTTAAATACAGAGCCAAACTTTGCGATTGAGGAGGATGAGGATGGACCACGTCCCGGAGATGCAATGCACTGAGTGCTACAAAATGATGCAGCCTGTATTTGTGAATAAATATCTCGATGGCTGGGTCTGTGACTGCTCGAATACAGAGAAAGCCATATTGCGAGAGCGATGGTACAAGGAGGAGGATTATGTCGATCAAAAGAGACGCAGCTGACATCTGGTTCAGTAAATGCGTTAGGGCCAGGGATCAGCACTGCATGGTCTGTGGTAAGAGCGAGGGATTGGATTGCTGCCATGTGTATGGCCGACGTAATAAGGCCGTGAGATGGTCGCTCGATAACGCGATCACGATGTGCCGCTATCATCACCGCGAGATGGGCGAGTCGCCTGCACGGTTTATGGATTTCCTGGAGGATGTGTACGGGCCTGGGCACCTGGAGATTCTGCGAGAGAAGGCTAACGCCATCATGAAAACGAATCGAGAGCTGCGCCTGGAGATCGCCAGGTTTTACAGGGAGCAATATCGAGAGTGGGAGGCTAATCCGAACGGTCATATATGGATTTCATATAATTAGTGACAAAAGCGACAAAGTGTCATCAATTTAGTTGACGGTAATGTTTGGTTTTGAGATGATTCTCTTGTCGGCGGGGGACACCGCCATCAACCAAGGGAGATAGACATGTATACAGACCTAGAAATCGTAACCAACATCGCCAAGCAACTTGCTGAACTTATTGAGAACCGCGCGCTCTTGGCTGACTCCACTGACTTCGACGATGCAGAGCACGTTGCCACGCTTCAGCGAGTGAGTGATGAGATTAACGAGTTGTTTGATCGTCAGGAATACTACCTTGGCAAGATCATGGCCAAGCAAATCAAACAGGCCGCATAAGCGGCCCTTACCTGGGAGGGTATTTTATGAACAACCGTGTTATCAAAATCAACACCAACAAGAAGGACGTGATGGATCGAATCTGTCGCTCCGCTCTCAATAACTGCACCGATGAGGAGTGGCATCGCGTCATTGATGTGGCCCAGGAGGCTGGTGTTTTACCGGAGGAGCTATTCCTCACAGATATCGACAACTTCAACGAACGAGCGTCTGAGTTTGGCGGCACCGTTAAGCAGTTTATTAAGAGGGAGGCGAAATGATGTCGGCTCCTATTCCGAACGCAGTTCTGGAGGCGTACGTCACAAATCCACAGCTGCACCTCACAAGCACTGAGATTCGCAGCCTGGTCGTTGAGGTGCTGAGATCTCGCTATTTGCTAGATAAACAATATCGCGCAATGGAGTCGATACTCGAGGACCGTGATGGGTATCGCCAATTTCGTATGCTCGTAGGAGTAAAGTCATGAAGACAACACTGAAAGAAAAGGCTGTCGATGCGTTTCTGCTATTCCTGGTTTTAGCTGGCGTCCTATTGGTCACTACTATGAGCTTCAATGATGAGGTCGCAGAGGAGGAGTTTTACTGCGAGCAAGTTCTGGCTGGTCACTGGCCTGATTACAAACAGATAGCTGATGAGGTTTGTAATGCAGAATAGAATGGGCACTGGAATACACAATGGAGGGTGATGTTGAGTGGCTGCAGCAGGAATGGGACATCGCGCTTCAGACAGCCTCTACAATGTCCAAGCGATTAAAGGAGGATGTGGCGATCCTGTATGACTTTAAGGTCGTGAGGAGCTGCACGAATGACAAGCCACATTTAGAGATCATTCGTTACACGGCACCCTTCGAGAGAATGACTCGAGTTTATAAATAACCCCGCTCACTGTGGGGTTTTTTTTGTGTACAATAAGCCTATGGAACAGATTGTCCGACTCCTATGGAGACCAGTTGCTCCTGGTGAGATGCCTCACGATCCTGGCCTGTATTTGGTGGCGTTCTCTGACGGTACTGTCGAGAGCTATCCAATGGAGCCAGGTGAGATCAATGATGGCGTTATTCGGTCGGGTAATCTGCGAGGCGAATATTGGGCACTAAACATACGGCATCCGGACGATGGCTAAGACAGCAGCACAGAAAAATAGAGCAATACGCCAGGGCGAGCTGAGAGAGTATTTAGCGTCCAGGGGCTCACTTTCCTACGTCCTTGATAATATTGAGAAAATCGAGGAGCTAGATGTAACGTCTGAAACGTTCGACAAAGAGCTGACAAAGCGCAAGATTGCAAACGAGCAGCGCATTCGATTACTCAATAAATACCTGCCTGATATCAAGGAGGAGCACATCATCAACGAGGATGCGACTCCCATTGTGGTCAATATCGTAAAACCTGATGGCATCGATTAAGCCAACGGTTCCCCAATACAAATACATGATGACCGACGCCAGGTTTCCTGCGTTTGTGGCTGGCTTTGGAGCTGGTAAAACAGAGGCTGCAATACTACGGTCGATTACTGGCCTGCTGCATAATCCAGGGACGAATCGGGGATTCTATGAGCCAACGTATGATCTGATCCGAATGATTGCCTGGCCCAGGTTCGAGCAGATCCTCTCTGATCTCGATATCCCGTATAAGCTGCAAAAGACACCACTGAATCAAATCGATGTCGAAGGTTATGGGACTGTGATGTTTCGCTCGATGGAGAATCCCAATCGCATTGTCGGCTACGAGCACGCAGACGCTGATATCGATGAGCTAGATACACTCAAGCGTGATGATGCTGCCTATGTGTGGCGTCAGGTTATGGCACGTAATCGACAGAGGAAAAGCAAAGGCACAAACACGATCGGAGTCACGACAACACCAGAGGGATTCAAATTCGTCTATGAGCAATGGCGCAAAGAAGCAAAGCCTGGTTACACAATTATCCAAGCACCCACTAGATCGAATCCTCATCTGCCTGATGGTTATGTTGAATCTCTCGAGAACGCATATCCTGCTCACCTTCTCGACGCCTACCTCGAGGGCAGATTCGTCAACCTCACGTCCGGGACGGTTTATACAAGCTATCAGCGCCATGCGTGCAATAGCACAGAGACCATCCGGGAAGGTGAACCACTGTTCATAGGATGTGACTTCAACGTCACAAAGCAGGCAGCGACCATCTATGTGCAGCGAGAAGGTGGCAGAGTTTGGCACGCTGTCGATGAGATGGTGAATATGTACGATACGCCAGAGATGATATCGATCATCCAGAATCGATACAGCGATCATCCGATATACATTTATCCTGATGCCAGTGGTCGCAGTCGTAAGTCAGTCGACGCATCTAAGTCTGATATCGCGCTCCTGGAGCAAGCAGGATTCTCTGTGAGAGTGAATAAACGTAACCCAATGGTAAGAGATCGGATCCTGGCAATGAACGCAGCGCTCGAACAGGGGCGCATTAAGGTCAACGCTGAGAGATGTCCAACGGTTGCAGAATGCCTGGAGCAGCAGGTCTATAAAAACGGAGAGCCTGACAAGTCAAACGGTCGAGATCACCAGAATGATGCGACAACGTACGTCATCGCGTACGAGATGCCAGTGGTTAAGCCAGTGGCTCATGTGCCGTTCAGATTCGCCCTATGATAAAATCACGGTTCAAATCAATAGGTGATTGCCATGTCGGTCAGTAACACCCATCCAAACTATGAGCTGTACAAGCCATCCTGGGCAAAAACCAGGGACGCAGTCAGGGGCTCTGTCGCAGTAAAAGAGAAGCGCCAGGTATATCTTCCCGTTCCAGATGCAGAGACCAATGATGAGCGCATTGGCAGCGAATCATTACGATATCGCCAATACCTCAAGCGTGCTCTGTTTACCAACTTCACAGGTAGAACCAAGAACGCCCTGGTTGGAGCCGCCTTTCGTAAGCAGCCGAAGATCGAGGTGCCCCCAGGATTGGAGTATTTGATCGATGATGCGACAGGCGATGGCATGGGCCTGGAGCAGATGGCAAAGGATGAGCTGAGCAACCTGCTCGAGACAGGTCGCACATTCCTGCTAGTCGATTATCCCCAGGCACCAGAGGGCCTCAGCCAAGAGGATGTTACCCGGCTGAAGCTCCAGGCTTCAATTATTCCGTACACTGCTGAGCAGGTGATTAACTGGAAGACGGAGACGGTACGCGGTCGCAAGCTGCTGACCATGATTGTCCTGGGCGAGGATTATCGAGATACATCCGACGAGTTCGGTCATGAGACTCAGGTGCAGTATCGCGTCCTTAGACTAAGAGATGAAGGGTATTCGCAGCAGCTGTATCGTGATGAGGAGCCTTATACGCAGGAGTTTTTCCCACGTAAAGCAGACGGCACTGCCTGGGATGTGATTCCTGGCATATTCGTCGGCAGTAAGAACAACGACTCAACGATTGATGATGCACCACTATCTGACATCGCAGATGTGAATATCGCCCATTATCGCAACTCTGCAGACTATGAGGAGTCGTGCTTTTTGACCGGGCAGCCAACCCTGTTCATCACGCACTCATTGAGCGCTGATGAGTTTTTCGAGGCCAATCCAATGGGCATCAAGTTGGGATCACGCTCAGGGCATATCCTGGGCGAAACAGGCAGCGCCACACTACTCCAGGCGCAAGCCAACCAGCTCGTGATGGAAGCGATGAAAGCAAAAGAGCAGGCTATGGTGGCAATTGGTGCCAGAATCATTACCGATCGTGGCAGCAACGAGACTGCAGAAGGTGCCAGGATTCGATTTGCATCAGAAAACAGCGTCCTGGGGGACATTGTGGGCAACCTCAGCGCAGCTCTGCAGCAGTGTGTCAGATGGTGCGCTCAGTTTATGGGCACGCCTGACGAGGTTGTGATCGAGATCAATCGTGAGTTTTACGATAAGTCGGTCGATCCTCAGCTCATTATGTCGATGGTGACGCTCATGGATCGCCAGATCATCAGCGATCAGGATATATTCAACAGATTAAAGGCTGCAGGTATCATTGACGGTACGCGTACCCTGGACGATGTGCGAGAGGAGCTGGGCGATCTGCCCCCGATATCGAATGGCTAACGTAAAGACACCATCAGGATATAGCGTCCCTGCGAAATATCTTGCGGGATTAACTGGGGAAGAGCGTCGGCTGAGATTAAAGCAGCTCGACGAGATGCGGAAGAAGGGCAAGCTGCTCGGAGATCTGGCAGGCGATGACAAAGCCAAGACTAGGAAGAGCAAGTACACAGCAGCGTATGAGAGGCGATATGGCAAAGATAAACGAAATGGCTGAGAAAGCACTCAAGCGCAAAGCAAAAGAGGCCAACGCCCCATACAGCGCGCTCAAGGCCATCTATATGAAGGGCATGGGAGCTGCAGTCACATCAGGTCGACGTCCTGGCGTATCACCTAGCGCCTGGGCAATGGCTCGCGTAAATTCAGTATTAACTGGGGGAAAGGCGCGCAGCGTAGATGCAGCGCAGTGGAAGAAGATCCAGGACCATCGCAAGAAGAAGAGGGATAAGTGATGGCCAAGGATCCTCGACTCGAAAGGTATGGCCTGGCTGGATTCAATAAGGCCAAGCGCACGCCAAAGCACCCCACCAAATCTCATGTCGTCCTGGCGAAAGAAGGCGACAAGGTGAAGCTGATTCGATTTGGTCAACAGGGTGTATCTGGATCGCCTGCAAGAGAGGGCGAGAGCAAAGCTGCTGCAGCACGTCGCAAGTCGTGGAAAGCTCGGCACGCTAAGAACATAGCCAAGGGCAAGATGTCTGCGGCATGGTGGGCGAACAAGGAGAAATGGTGATGCCAAAAGTAGGTGACAAGAAATACCCATACACAGCTGAAGGTCGCAAAAAGGCTGCAGCAGCTAAAAAGAAGATGAAGGCGAAAGCCAAGCCTCGTGTCAGCAAACGATGAGATCCTCAACTCACTAACCAGGCATCAGATATTCGTTCTGAGATATGCGCGTGGTCGTGAGAGGCGCGCAAATCAATTCATGCAGCAATTACTGAGCGTGGTTGCTGCATCCGTAACGAAGGCCAGGACAGAGTTTGCGAGAAACAGAGCGCAGGAGCAGCTGAGAGATATTTATCAGTACATTCGCACGCAACAAGCGGATTATCGTGATGAATTCATCGAGGAGATGATCAACTTCTCAGCGTATGAGGCTGATTTCAATGCGGATATCTTAAACCAGGTGAGGATTGGCAGTGCTATACCAACACCTGAGCAGCTTTACACCAGCATGATGAACAGCATCATCGCCGTTCCGGGGTCGCCTGGTTACTCGATGGCCAAAATGCTCAGAGAGTTTGATATGAGCACCATCAATCTGATCGATGCACAGGTGAGAGATGCGACAGCCCTAGGTTATTCAAACAGAGAGCTGGCCTCACGTATTGAGTCCATAGCGCCAAGCCTGGGGCGAAGAGCTGCAACGGTTGCAAGGACTGCGACAAATCACGTCTCGAATCAGACGCGAAAGATGTCGATGCAAGAAAATGATGACGTCATTGACGGGTATGAATGGGTCGCAACGCTAGACTCGAGAACGTCCCTCGTATGTGCAGCCAGGGATGGCGTTATTTACAGAGACCTGGAGAACGACCCAAAGCCACCAGCTCACTTCAATTGTCGATCAACCATTACGATGGTGGTGAATCCTGAGTTCGATCTGGGTGCGCCAGGGGGCACGCGTCCCTCTATTGGCCCGGATGGCGTGAAGCAAGTCGCCGCATCTACTACTTACGAAAATTGGCTGAGACTCCAGCCTGAGTCGTTCCAGGAAAAGGTGCTGGGCAAGACGCGAGCCAGACTATTCAGGGAGAAAAAGCTAACCCTGGATAAGTTTGTTGATAGCCAGGGCAATGTATTGAGCCTGCGAGAGCTGGGTATCGAGGACATAGCCTTCAACAATAAAAAACCACCAGAGATCATTCCCCCTGCTGTGTCAAAAACATCCATATTGAATGGCGTCACAAATATGTCCGACGTTCCGACTGAAGTATTAGAAAAGTCAGTCGCCGGGATGTCCGACGATATTATCCAAGCAGCAGAAAGACTGCCGAAGCTGGTTTTTGTAGAGCAAGCCCCACCTGGCCAAGCCTATGCTGATGTCACCAGGAGGCGCATAGCTCAGAGCACCAGTGACGCAGAAGAAGTATTTCGTCACGAGTATGGCCACCATATGGATTGGCAGATTGCAAAAGAGCGCGGCAAATACGGATTTATATCGAGCTTGGACTCGAAATTCGGCAAGGCGTTCCTAGATGATAAGAAGGCTCTCAATCTAAGAGCTACGGCAACTCAAAGACAGCGATTGAGTGAGCTGCGTGATGAAGTTTATGAGATTTATGAGGACACCTCGGGGCCAGAGGCAATAAATCGTCGACGATTACGAACTACAAACCATATGGGGATTGCAGACATTATCGACGCGATGGTCAATGGCGTGGCCCGGAGTAATTATGGCTGGCATGGTCACGGAAAAAGCTATTTCAGCAGCAAAGAAAACAGGCTGACAGAGGTATTCGCCAATATGGTGATGATGCGAAATGACCCGGTTACCTGGGCAAAGTGTCGGCGATTATTCCCAAGCATCACAAAACGATTCGATGAGATCATTATGGAGGTGATCAGTGGCACTTGATATCGAGGATATCATTGATAGATATATTGAGAGATTCGGAGAAGAGCCCGAATTTACAGGTATTTCCTGGACCAACGATTTCCCGGTTGAGGAGATTATGGCTGCCATTAACACTGGCATTCCCTACAAGGAGATTTCTCCTCCTGCAGGGGTTAAAACGTAACGCAGCGGAGCTGCAACAATCACTAGAGGTGAAATATGGAAATTGAAGGTATCGAGCTAAACGAAGAGCAGAAGGCGGCAATCTCAGCGCAACTGCAGGCAATGGTGGAGCAGGAGGTCTCTGGCTTAAAAAGCAAGAATGACCAGCTCCTGGCGGAGAAAAAAGCCAAGCAGCGAGAAGCTGAAGAGGCTCAACGTATGGCTCAGCAGCAAGCCGAAGAGAAGGCGAAGGCTGAGAACGATTATAAACAGCTATTTGAGGCACAGAAGTCTGAGGCCGATACACTGCGCGAGCAAATGCAAAAAATGCAGCAGGACGCAGTACAGGCGCGCATAAACGCAGAATCTGGTAAACTTGCAAGTGGATTAACTAAGGACACAGCGAAAGCTGCGCTCCTACAGCAGCAACTCAGCCAGAGGCTGACAATTGTTGATGATGAGATCCGGGTGATGGATAAAGGTCAGTTGACTGTATCCACACTGGACGACCTGACAAACAGCATCCGAAACGATTATCCGTTTCTGATTGATGGGAGTCAGGCAGCTGGCGGCGGTGCCGTACGTTCGGAAGGCGGGGCCAAAGAACGATCAATTGAAATGAGCAGGGCCGACTTCGAGGCGATGAATCATGAGCAACGCTCAGAGTTCTTCAAATCGGGCGGTCAACTTTTTGATGATTAAGGAGGCCGACAATGGCTAACGTACTTACAGACCTAGCAGCTGACATCTACAAAGCTGCCGACGTCGTGGGCAGGGAGCTGGTCGGCTTCATACCCGCGTCAACTATCAACGCTAACGGTTCAGAGCGAGTGGCAAAGGGCGACACAGTTCGTGCTTCATTCACACGCGCTGCAACTGCTGTCGATGTTACTGAGGCGATGACTATCCCAGAGGGGACAGATCAGACCGTCGATAACAAGACACTAAGCATCAGCAACTCTCGCGCTGTTCAGATTCCATTCACAGGTGAGGATGTACGTCACTTGAACAATGGTATTGGGTTCGAGACTGTTTACGGTGACCAGATCAAGCAGGCAATGCGTACTCTGTGCAACGAGATCGAAGCTGATCTTGCCGAGGAAGCATACAAGAACGCATCACGCGCATTCGGTACTGCAGGCACTACACCATTCGCGTCAAACTTTGATGAGGTCGCTGAGATCCGTCAGATCCTTGTCGATAATGGTATGCCTGTAAACGATGGATTGTGCTCAATGGTTCTTGGCACTGTCGCCAGCACCAACTTGCGTCAGCTTGCTCAGCTCCAGCGTGCAAACGAGTCAGGCAGCACTGACTTGCTGCGCCAGGGTGTCCTTCTGGATCTCCAGGGCATGGCAGTTCGTGAGTCAGCTCAGATTCAATCGCACACCAAGGGCACTGGTACGGGTTACCTGGCTGACCTTGTTGCAGGCTACTCTATCGGCGACAAGACTGTTCACGTCGACACTGGTACAGGCACAATCGTCCAGGGTGATGTTGTTACCTTCAACGGCGACACCAACAAGTACGTAATCGGTACTGGTTTCGCAGGTGATGGTGATGGAGATATCACTCTCAACGATCCAGGCCTACGTGCAGCGCTTGCAAACAATACAGCAATGACTATCGGCAACAACTACACTGCAAACGTAGCATTCCACCGCAACGCTCTCGAGCTTGCTATACGTGCTCCAGCAGTACCAGAAGGCGGCGATGCAGCTGATGACGCTCTCACTGTCCAGGATCCAGCGAGTGGCCTGGTATTTGAGGTTCGTGTTTATCGCGGCTATCGCAAGTCAATGATCGAAGTTGCAGCAGCTTGGGGTGTGAAAGCATTCAAGCCAGACTTCATCGCGACATTGATGGGCTGATACTTCGGGGCCTTCGGGCCCCATTTATTTCCTGCGAGGATAATCATGGCACTCACGATCGAAGACGGCTCCATCGTTACCGGAGCTAACTCATACATCACGGTTGAAGGCTGGAAGACCTGGGCCTCAGATCGGGCGATCACGCATAGCCACACTGATGCAGCTATCGAGGGTGCGATCATTCGCGCAATGGACTATTTTGAATCCCTACATTTTGTGGGGTTAAAGCATACAGAGGAGCAGCCTCTGCAATGGCCACGAGACCGGGTATTCATCGATAACTATGATGTTGATGCTGATGAGATACCAAAAGAGGTCACCAATTCGATGTATGAGCTGACAAAGATTGAGCTCGATGGTGACAGCCCAATCGGCGCACAGGAACGACAAGTAGAGTCAGAGCAAATTGGTGATATACGGGTGGTCTATAAAAACACTGCATCCATGAGAAAGCGCACACCAGCATTCAACTTTGCCGTGAGAAAGATTATACGCGGCATCAACGCAGTCAGCCGATCATGAGTTTCGATTACGCTCCATTAGCGGCGACGGCTACCAGGCTGCTCACTAAGTTCGGACAGGAGCTGACGTTCACGCGGACGTCGAAAGGGGCATATGATCCAGCAACGGGTACGACGACGGACACCACGTCGACATTCACCAAGAATGGCGTTTTATTTGATTATCGCGACGCTGATATTGGCGACCAAACTGTATTGGCTGGAGACCGGAGGCTTGTCGCTGAGGCGCATACTTACGAGGTCGGAGATACAGTCGAGATCGACTCAGATACTTATCGCGTAATTTCGGTCAGCGCAAATCAGCCAGGAGATACTGCCCTGGTCAGCGAGCTGCAGATACGAAAATGAGCAAGACATTCACAGCCGCCATCAAGGATTTCTCTGAGCAGCCGGAAAAGGTGATCAGAGGCACACTGATCGCAATGGGATCAAAAATCATCAAGCGATCTCCGGTCGATACAGGTCGATTCCGTAATAATTGGCAGTTCAGCATCGACGCACCTGCGACAGGCAAAGACCCAGGCGCAGGCAATGAGGCTCAGCTGATGAATGCAGCCAATAAGCTGGTCGCTGGAAACACATTCTATATGACGAATAACCTGCCATATGCAGAGCGACTTGAGTATGGATGGTCAAAGCAGGCCCCCCAGGGAATGGTTCGCGTAACGCTGGGCGAATATTCTCAGATCCTCGAAGTGGAGGCCAAGAAATGACGGTATTCAACGATATCCAGGCAGCACTCGATACACAGCTCGCGACGATCACCGGGACGCAAATCGCGTTCCCAAATATTCCATACACTCCGCAGGCTGGGACGACCTACCTGAGAGCATCATTCCTGCCTGCAGAAACGCTCCAGGCGTCCCTAGGGGGCGTAGGAAAAGACGAGACCAATGGTATATACCAGGTCGATGTCGTCGCACCACGGGGCTCTGGTAGGCCCTCAGAGGTGGATACTGTCGCAGATACATTCAAGCGCGGCACTGTTTTGACGTATAATAGCCAGAGCTTACGAGTGAGGTCTGTTTCGATGGGCCCTGCTATTTTGGACGAGGAATGGTATTTCATACCTGTCTCGATTGATTTTCAAACTTACACAGAGGCGAGAACATGAGTTTTGCTAACGGAGCGCAGCACAGTCTGCATTACATCGCGGAGACAACGTATGGCACGACTCCGTCAACACCAGGATTCAGCCCATTGCCCCACACAGGGACAACGCTCAACGTATCGAAAGATGCTGTCGAGAGCGAGAAGCTGCGAGGCGATCGCCAGGTCGAGGATTTCCGTCATGGAAATAAGACCGTAGGCGGTGAGATCACCTGCGAGCTAGAGTATGAGGCATTCGATGACCTTATCGAGGCTGCATTATGCGGTACTTGGGCTGCGGATATACTTAAAGCAGGTACAACTCGACGCTCATTCACGATGCAGCGTAAATTTGCAGACCTGGATACGGCTGAGTTCCACACGTATACAGGATGTGAGATCAACTCAATGGCGATCTCTGTGTCACCCAATGCGATGGTCGGCTGCACATTCGGTGTCGTGGGGAAGGATTTGAGCCTGGCAACATCAGCAATCACTGGCTCGACGTTTGGGTCAGATGTCGGCAATACCCCATTTGATTCATTCACTGGCTCGATCAGCGAAGGTGGCAGCAGCATCGCAACAGTCACATCGATTGAGTTCACCCTTGAGAATGGCATTGAGCCCTTATTCTCAGTTGGCAGCCAGGTAACAAGTCGCCCATCGATTGGCCGATCACGAGTTACTGGTACGCTCACGACATACTTCGACTCGAAAGCCTTATACGAAAAGTTCATCAATGAGACGTCCTCAAGCATCACGCTCACATTGACTGACCTGGACGGTAATGACTACGAGTTCGATTTCTCAAATGTGAAGTACAACAGCGGCCAACCAGATGTATCAGGTGAGGGGACAGTGACTGTCGCAATGGATTTCATCGCTCTATTCGACAGCACCGACTCATCGCAGATCGTTATCACGAGGAGCGCTGCCTAATGGATTTTAAGGATCTAGCAACAGCCCAGGCGCACGCGGCAGGGGCAGAGTGCAACATCCTTAATCCCTTGACCAATGAGCCCACTGACGTATTCATCAAGATCATGGGCTCAGACTCCAAGGAGTGGAGAGCTGCTAAGAAGGTGCAGACGTCTCAGATATTGAGAGCAAAAAGCCAGAGCAAAGAGGAAAGCCTTGATTTCGACAAAATGGATGTCGAGGCTCTGGTATCTGTCACTCTGGATTGGCGTGGGATTGTGAAGGATGGCGAGGATTACAAGTTCACCAGGGCCAACGCTCGTAAATTGTATGAGGATGCGCCTTCAGTCGTCACGCAGCTCCTGGAGTTCCTGAGTAGCGGTGAAAATTTTACAAACGGCTGACCGATGAGTTTGTGAGATTCGGTCGCTGGTGTATGTGGATCCATTCAGCACCAGAGGGCTCAGACGTCAGTCGGTATGATTCATTAAAGCAGGTCGAGAAAACGACGGGCAAAACGCCCCCAGATCTCGTTAATGCGCCCACAATTAGCGCAGACCATGATGACGCCTGGAATGCGTACACCTCACTTCAGACGTTCACATATGCCGAAATTGAAGCATATGAGCGGTTAACGGGTGTAAAATTAGACACCTGGGAAGTGAACGCGATCATGAAGCTGAGCAAATATCGAGGAGCATCGCCAAAATGGCCACTGAAGTCGGATCATTAACGCTTAAAGTCGACACGGGTGATATAAAGCGCGCCAAAAGTGATGTTGAAAAGCTCACTCAGTCAGCTGGCGCCCTCCAGGAGGCGATTGAGGACATCGGGGAGGCGGCTGAGGACGCTTCTGGTCCGTTACGCAATCTCCCCGACGCTGACGAAATAATTCCGCCGGATTTGCCAGATGCGGCAAACGACAGCAGCAACCGTATCGGCGATATGGGCCGCAGGGCGGGTATGGCTGGTATTCAGTTCGAACAGCTGGCTGGTCAGATTGCCGCCGGACAAAATCCTATGCGTGCAGTGGGCGTTCAGGCTGCTGACTTGGGTTTTATCTTGGGCGTGCCATTACTTGGCGCAGTCGTCGGTATCGGCGCAGCTATCGCTAGTGTCTTATTACCATCGTTATTTAATAGCAAGAGCGCTTCAGAGGACCTGTCGGAAGCTATCGGTGATGTCCATAATGCGTTCGAGAGAGGCTCTAATGGCGCAATTCAGTTCAGCTCACAGCTCCAGGATGCCGCAAAGTCATCAAGAGAATTGGCGAAACTTGAGCTCGCCCTCGCGGTTGTAAGTGCTGAGCAGGCGTTTGAAAGTGCATCAGAGAACATCGGCAACGCCCTCGGTGAGATCAATCGCTCACTGGTAGGTGGCGCAGAAAACTACATGGCTTACGCTATGGCGGCTGAAGAGACTCGAGACGCTCAAGCAGGCGCAAACGCACACTTCGCAGCAGCAGCCAGACGAGTCGCAATAATGAGCGAAGAGTTTGGCATCAGCAAGCAATCAGCTGCACTACTGGGTCACCAACTAAACCAATTCAGACTAGATCCAACGATGGAAGGTCTCGCGGGTGTCGCGAGAACGCTGCGACAAACAGCGGAAGACGCTGAAAACGCAACCCCAGAATTCAGACAATTCTTGTCCACTATGCTTGAGCAAATCAGCATTGCTCAGGATGCTGGCGATGCACTCGATGCCTTTAATGGAGTATTGAGCGAGTCGGGCATTAGTCTCGAAGAAACAAAGCGATTCACGGATGGCTTTGCCCAAACGCTTGAGGAAATGATCGAAGCCGCTGAGCGTCAGCGTGATGCCGTAGGTATGTCTGCAGCAGCCCTGGCGGTTCAGGCAGCAGCTGCTAGAGGGGCTGATGAGGATACTCAACAGCTAATACAAAGCATTTATGAGGAAACAGCAGCACGCCAGGAGCAGATAAGGGCAACAAATGAACAAGAGGCAGCAGATAAGCGCCTTGCTTTAGAAAAGGAAAGATCTCAGCAAATTGCCGAAAGACAGGCGGCAGCAACTGCGGAGAGTACCCTGGCTCAAATAATGGCTTTGAATGATACAGAGGTGGAAGCTCTAGAGCGGAAGGAGACGAGACAGCTTGAAATACTCAAGGAAAGACTCGAGGCAGGCAAGCTCGCGCAAGAAGAATACGAGGCTGCAATCACTGAGATCGCGGAATACGGGGCTGCACGTCGTGGTGAAATCACAGCGAAGGAAAATGCCCAGCGAGGACAAGGATCTCTGGAACTGACTGACGCCCTGATCAACATGGAAAACCTCTTATTTGATGCCAAGGACAAGAAGTCAAAGGCTGCGCTACGGATTGGCGTGAACCTGGCAAACGCTGAGAAGCGCGAGAACGCCAAGAAAATCATGTCAGACGCTTACGCAGCTGCGATGTCTGCATATAAGTCACTGGCTGGCATACCCTTCATAGGGCCTGTATTAGGCGCTGCGGCTGCAGCTGCGATATTGGCTACTGGTGCCCAATATGCAACTCAATCGCTCTCAGGGCGCGCTCTAGGCGGCCAGGTGAGGGCTGGAGAATCCTATATGGTTGGAGAGCGTGGGCCAGAGATTCTGACAATGGGAAGCACTGGAGGATCTATCACGCCAAATGAGGCCATCCGCAATGAGAGCCAGCAGGTGGTCAATAAGACAGCAAATGTCTCATTCAACATCCAGGCAAACGACACCCAGGGCTTTGATGAGCTGCTTGTCCAGCGCAGGGGCTTAATCATTAACGTGATCAACGAGGCTCTCAATGATCAAGGGAGGGCAGCAATCGCATGAGCTATCCAACGGATCCAGAATTTGCTGACGTCAAAGTCACGTCCAGGCACGCAAATATTCGCAGTGAGACGCGCAGCGGTAGAACGCAAGTGCGCTCAATTGGCAGTCAGAGATGGGCTCTCACGGGAAGATATAACGACCTCAAGAGAACGGAGTTCGCGCCTGTTTTTGCGTTCGTTATGGCTCAAAAAGGCGGCACTGAGTCATTCACGATTGTGCCCCCAGTATTTTCATCAACACTGACGACAATTACTGGAACGCCTCGAGTCAACGGGGACCATACGCAAGGCGACACTACCATCAGCGTCGATGGATTTACTGGCACATTCAAGGCAGGTGACTTCATCAAATTCACAAGTCACAGCAAGGTGTACATGGTAGTCGCTGATCGCAGTGGCTCAGGCAGCATGACAATCGAGCCTGGGCTCCTGGAAGACCTCTCGAACAACGAGCTGATCGTATACCAGGACGTTCCCTTCACGGTTAGATTGGAAAATGATGTCCAACAATGGTCCCTGGGCGGTTTTGATCGCTATAACTTTGAAGTCGATTTCATCGAGGTGATCTAATGCCAAGAGGAATAAGCGCGGCACTGATCACGGAGCTGGCAAAAGACAGCTTCAATCTCTGCAATCTCATATTCATTGACGTCGGTAGCGGTTTATATCTGACGGATTATTTTCACGACATCACGTATGACGGCAATGATTACCTAGCGAGCGATCACCTGATTGGTGTCGGCAGCCCCAGGGAATCGCGTGATCTGCGTGTCAACAATTTGACGGTTCAGGTCTCAGGTGTTGAACAGAGTTATATATCGTTATTCCTGCAGAATGATTTCGTGAACAAGCAAGCAATCATCCGCAAGGCGGGGATCGACGATGATGGTTCGATCATTGGTGATCCCATGATCACATTTAATGGCCGGGTGACGCGGTTTGAGATTAGAGAGTCAAAAAGTACGTCAGAGGTCAGTATTGAAATAGCGAGCCATTGGGCTGACTTCGATAAGAAGGGCGGAAGGCTCACGAACAACAACTCACAGCAGTTCTTTTTCGATGGTGATATTGGCTTTGAGTATGCAGCTAATACAGTGCGGGATTTAAAGTGGGGGCGTAAGTAA